GCCGCAGGTCCACCCCGCCGGCCGGCAGGATTTCGTACGTCTGTGTGGATACCGCCTGGGTGGTAGCCGGGGTGAACGTGATGGTGTCCGAGGCCGGGGTGAAGCCCGTGATCAGGCGCACCTGCCCAGCGATGGTCCCACTCGTGAACAGGATCAAGCAGCCCTTCCAATAGTCGGTGTCACCCTCCGCCCGCGCCGCGTCCACCATCGTGGTGGTCGAGCCGGAATCGGACGTGCCCGAGGCCAGCGAGCGCAGTTCGGTCACCGCATCGGCTGCCAGAGCATCCGCATCGATGGCGCCCGTCCCGATATCGGCGGCTCCCAGCACGAACCCCAACGCCGTGAGATTCCTGGTAGCGCTGGACCACACCTTATCAGCGGCCGCCTGGGCGAACTCGCTGGAGCCGATGGCATCCGCGGCAATCGCGTCCGCGTCGATAGCCCCGGCGGCAATCTTGGCGGCCGTGATCGCATCCGCCGCGATCGCCCCGGCGTCGATGGCATTGTCAGCGATGGCGTCTGCATCGATGGCGCCCGTCGCAATGGCCGCCGCATCGATCGCCCCCGCGGTGAAGGATGCCACATTCACGCTCTGTCCCGCGGTGATCTCCACTCCACCCGTGGCGTCCACATCCATGCTACGTCCCGTCGTGGTCGGCCAGGCCAGGTCCACGAGCTGGCGCGTGACGGTGTACATCACGTTCACCGCCGTCTTCGCCCCGGCCGTGCCGGTCTTCGTGATCGTGGCCACGATATCGGCGTTCATCTCCGTGTTCGTCAGCGACAGATAATAGACGCCAGAGCTCGTGGCGATCTCGATGGCCTCGTTGGTGCAGTCAGTGAATGTCCCGTGATCCTTGGAGACCTCGGAGTCCGGGGTCGTCGCAGCGGTGACCAGATCTCCATCCGCGTCGTAGATCGGGAACTGGACTTCGAAGGCCGTGTTCTTCTTGGGGGGCCAGTCTGCCATTGCTTATCTCCTGATCCGTGGTTTCGGCAAGCCGAGACCCAATCGCCTGGCCAGACGCTTGCTAATGCTCTCCGCCTGGGGTTTGCGCTCAGGCGCCGCCACGGGCTTGGCGGGCCTATTTTCTTCTGCCACCCGCACCATCCGCAGCCAGTTTTCGCCCTCCAGGTGGTCGATGGAGTCGACCAGGCTTGGACGCAGGTTGGATACTCGCACCTGCTGCTTGCCGATCTCGATGGAGAGGTTGGCCTGGTCAGTGCCGACTCTCACGTCGTACTTGACCGTGACGAAATAGCGGTCCTGCAGGTCGCCCGGATCGGCCTGCTCGACCCCGATCACCTGGGCGACGAACTGGCCTTTCCGCCGGTGATGGATGCGATACACCTCGCCGATCTGAATATTGGATAAGTCCATATTAATTCCATCCTCCCGGGCGGTCATGCCGCCCGCTTCCCGTAGGGATGCCCCACGTACGCGCCTGGGTCGGCTGGCCGGTCCCGGCCCCAGCCGCTGCCAGGAGTTCGATAGCTGCAATTGACCATCTATATGATCCGCCGGCCGTTGCTGCGAGTGTATCCGCTCCCGCCGTAGCCGCCTGTTCTGCCACCCAGTAAGCAGTATCGCTTATATAACTGTCCAGTATCTCGACCGCTGCCCCGCCAGGGGTATAGGGTGAGCCGTTTGGATCTCCCTGACATACAGCCCCGCAGATCATACTGGTGCTGGCCCCGGTCGTGAACGTGCACGATGGAGCATTGGAGTTACCAGTTGCGCCCCCAGTATTGGCCCCTACGCCATTGTTCGCTCCCGTATACTCAGATATTACTAGAATGAGCGCGTTGCTATTGTCGTTGACTTCCGATAGCGTGGCTACAACATTAGCGGTCGCATTGGTCGGGTTATCCAGTGTCCAAATTTCGACCGTAATGTAATTGTCAGTGCCATAGACCAACTGCGCCCGGCGACGGAAGGTAAAATTCTCGGTCGTATTGAAAACGACGCTGGAGACGGTCGGGGCTGCAACGCCAGTATTATCGCGCCAGATTACTTCTGCCACGAGCGAGCGATTCGCCCCGCTGCCTACAGCAAAGTTCGCATAGGTAACGGCGCTTGCACCGGTCGTTATGCTGGCAATTTGTGTCTGGACGCGAGTAGGAGCCATATTAAGCCAGTGCTATATCCATTGGTTCAGTTGGTTTGATCATGGCGCCTTCCGGCAATTGCCAGACGCCGACCATATGCGGCATGTAAAGCGCATATGTCCTGAGCAAATGTCTGGCTAATTGCTGACAATCCTCCCTGGTGGGTGGCTGTGCTGAATTTTCGGCAAACCATAGAACCAGGTCATTGGTCAAATGCTCTTGATCTTGTTTGAATGCTATGATTTCCATAATCTATCCTATCGTCTGAATATTGATGCTCCAGGTGATGTTGGCAGGCAGGTCAAAAAATATCTCCCCGCCTTCATTCACCTGCACCACCCGGTAGTTGCCGGGGACATTCTCAGACCCCGTTTCTGGACCGGCAATGGTTTTATCATAGACCAGCACACCTGTGTCCCAAATGCGCGCCCTGGCAACAATGCCCGATTGCGGGATAGCCCAATCCACAGTCGTCACGCGCAGGTTCGCTGCGTTGTAGTTGACGCTGATCTCCACGCCGGGGACGCCCATCGTCATCGCAAAAATTCTAGCCATGTTTATCTCTTCTTCCTTCCCGGCGCCTTCACCATCTTATCGGCCGGCGGACCATCGAACGCCTTAGCAGGTTGTGCTTCCACAATCAATTCGAAGCACCCCGGCGCGTCCCGCATCAGCCACAAGGCCGTCTCGACCGGCGCATCAATAGTCGACCCGGCCGCGTAGTAGAGCGCCCCGGCCCGGTATTCGCTAATCACCTTCAACCTGATTGTTTCGCTCATTTCGCGTCTTCCCGTTTGCGCCATGTCATCTCGCTTTCTTTGCTGAAATTGTGCCGCACCAACCAGGCGTCGAATAAGACTTGATTGTCGAAGTGCATCGGGTATTTGTCCTGCTCCCCGAAGTTGTTGTGGGCATACAAAACCCCGCCCGGGTGCAGCGATGCAGCCAGGGCGTCCATCGCCCGGTCGAACTCATCCGGATGGATGTGCTCAAGAACGTCGATGGCGACCGCCAGGTCGTACCACGCCGGCCCGCGGGTATTTAGCGCCTCCATCAGACTCGCTCCATCCAGGATGCAAACATTTTGGGCTTCCTGGAAGCGCCCCCGGCAAAATTCCTTGAGCGCCCCCGGCAGCTCGAAAACGTCCACCTGGTTCCGGCCCGCCAGGGCGCGCACTTCCTCGCCCAGGCCAGCGCCCACCACCAAGACTCTCGACCCCTTCACGCCCGCCAGCGGCTCGAGCAGGCGCCGGTAACCGCCCGAGGCATTCCAGGCGATGAGATCGTACAGGTAACCGCTCGCGGGGCTGCCGTAGAACGCCCGCAGCGCATCCGGCCCTTCTGGATTGGCCTGGCTGTAAGGCTGGCGCACATTCTCCGACCCGCGCAGCGCCTTCGCCCGTACGATTTCTACGCCCTCTCCCGTGAACCCGGCCACCTGGCCGCACAGGTCTTCGAACAACTCCTGCCGGCTGCGCGTGCCGGAAAGCTCCAGGTATTCCTGGTAGGCTCCCCAGTCCAGCGATACCCGCCCGACATGGGCGGCCCGAATGGTGGATGTGGCCCCCAGGCGGAAGCCCAGCCGGCGCGCCTCCTTGGAGAAGGCGGTGTCTTCGGTGCCTTTCCGGTGACGTGGGTAGTAGAACCAATCGAACTCATTGATCGGGATATCTGGCTGCTCAGCCAGCATGGCCTGGAATACCTCCCGGCGCACGAGCGTGGCGTGCAGCCCCACCAGGCTGACCGGCTCCGTAAGCGCGCCGTCCACCACCATGCAACGCTGGTCGCCGCCCAGCGGGTCGTCGTGGAACCAGATCGCCTCCGGAGGCCAGCGCCGCGAGGTATAGAACGCCTGGAGAGCATCGTACTCCATGCCCGGCTCGAAATCGCGCATCCGCCCCAGGAAGTCGGGCGGGATATCCGCGTCGGAGTCCAGGAAGAAGAGTGTATCGCAGTTGCCCTGGAGAAACCGCCGCACCAGGTCATTGGCGGCCACGTGCGCGGTCTTGTCCCTGGCGATCGTCCAGGCATCGCCAGGGCGCAGCCCCTGGGCGATCAGGGCCGACCAGGCCGCGACGAAATCCGGTTCGACCTGCTTTTCCAGGCGTGTGCCCGCGCAGATTCTGCCCCAGGGTTTGGGCGCCCGTGATGCGGCTGCAATATTTTCGCCGGATGACGACACGTCATAGTCGCCGTACAGGATGTGTCTATCTTGAAACCAACCTGGCGCTACCATAAAATGCTCATGCCAGCCTCGGGGCGCCGCAACCTGAGCAATGCCCGCGGGCATCATCCGTTGTGTCGCCGTGGCAATGGCCGCATCGACGCGTATTCGGCTGCGGTCCCCTGGGAAAGGGGTTTGGCTCCACGGAGCCGGTTGGCTCCAGAGACGTCCCGTGTTTGCCCACTCTAGACCCCGATGGCGACGGCGGCTTAGGAGGCTGTTGAAATGACAATCCCCGAAGGGGCGGTCCAATTCGATATCCCATTATCTATTCCCTTCTGGCGGGGAAAACCGAAGGAGACGGCCTTCCCCGCCATCCAAAGGAGGAACCCCAGTCTCCCGTAACTGGGCTAATCCGGATCGTACACCACGTACAACTGAACGTCGAAGTCATTGGTGTTGGTCGGCGCCATATCGGTCGAGCTGGAATAGCTCACCCCGAGACCGTCCCCAGCGGCAAAGCGGATCGCCCGCGGCCGGATGGTCTCATAGTCTTCCTGCACCGTGTCGCTCAGCGTGAGCGTGGGCGCGTCGGTCTCGGTCAGCTCGGTGGAGTCCTTGTGGACCTGCAGCGTAGCCGAACCAGCGGTCAGGTCCGCCGAAGCGCGCACCGAGACCGCGATGATGCTGCCCGCCTTGGGCGCCACGGCCACCGTGTTCCCGCCTGGCAGGGTCAGGTCCACGTTCGTGGCCTGGGTGACTGCGTTGGCGACCGAGAAATTCAAGGTCGCCATCGCGCCATGTTTTGGATTGAATTCATCAACCATTGTCTTTTCTCCCAGGGGCGGAGCTTCCCCCGCCCCATAATTCGTTATTGCCCGTTACTCCACCGTCACAGGGTGAAATTGCCCGCGCCGGCGGTGTGGGTGGCGGCCGACCGTGTGCCCCGGCAGCCGATGGCGATCCGGAAGGAGGCCACCATGAAGAGCTGGCGGCTCCTGATGTCGCGGTCCACCTCGATAGTCAGGCCGCGCCGGAAGCCGGCCTTCCACATGGTCCGGTTGTAGACCGAAAAGCTGCCCAGGGTGTTGTTGCCGGCTGTGACCGAGACCTTGTAATCGGCTTCGCACTTGCGGTGCGAGGCGGAGGGCAGCACCGGCACGCCGCGATAGCGGGCCAACTCGCCCTGGATAATGGTGGCGAACTGCCCGTACTTGTCGAACGTCGACACATTGGTGAGTCCCAACATCGCGAAGTAACTTTCGATCCCGGGCACGATGCGCACGTTCTGGTAGTCCAGCCCATATTTGCCCAGATCGTTCAGGGCTGCGACTACATCCGCGTCCGCCAGCGCATCGCCGCCGCCCGAGTTGGCCTGGCCGGTGTTATCGACGATCCACAGGCGCCGGATGCCGTTCTGCCCATCGGCCAGGTAGAAAGCATCCGCGGCCGGCGTGTCGTCGTCCAGGTTGATGTTGCCGGTGGCCGTCGCGGTCGCATCGGCATTTAGAACGAAGTCGTCCATCTGCTCGCCGCCGGTGACCGAGAGCACGGCCCGCAGCTCTGGCATCATGGCCACGATAGAGTCTTCGTCCAGGTTATAGGCCCAGTCCACCTCGGCGATCTGCTCGGTGGAGGTGAGCGTAGACTTGGCCGTGGTCGGGTTCTGCGAGGCGACCGCCGCCCCCTGGCCGCCCTTCCTCCAGGTGACTGTACCAATTAACCCCGCATCGAACGGGTCGGTGGGCATGGGGGAAGAAGGCAGGTCGTTGGTGATGCGCGAGGCGGCGAAAAAGTCCTGCCAGATCTCGGTAGCCATGCCGGTCGGGACCAGCTCGTCGCCTGCGCCCGCGCCAGTGGAGGTCAGGAGCTTGACGGCTGCACTGAGATCGTCCGAGGCCGGGCGGAGCTTATCGGCCCCGGCGGTCGAGGGGTACTGGGCCTTGATCTCGTTGGCCTTGTCCAGGAACAGCTTGGCCAGGAAGAGATCGGTGGCCCGCAACTTCCACGATCCGACCTTGTGCTCGCCGTGTTTTGCGATGTCGAGGAGCTCCCGGCGGTACTTGCCGGTGTAATTGATGGCAGCGCGCTGGACGTCGTCGCCCTGCGCTTCGCCCGGGCGGGCCGGCATCTGCTCCAGGAGCGCCTTGGATTGGGCGTCCAAGAGCAATTTGAAGTCGGCTATCGCTGTGGCCGAGTCCCAGCCCTGGGTCGAGCCGTGTTTTTCCACAAGCTCCTTGACCTGGTTGGTCAAGGTCGCCAGTTGTTCGTTAACTGCTTCTAAAGGTGTGGTCATTTGAGTAACTCCGTAAACACATTGGATAGTTGAATGAGGGTCCCGGCCACCGCCTCTAGCTCCGCCTCGCTCGCGTCGAGGGGTGGAGAAGGATTGTCTGGCTCAGCGTTGCCATCGGGCAAGGCCGGGTCTGTATCGAAGAGAGCTTTTAACTCTACTTCGCTATACGCTCTAAATTCGGGCGGCTCCTTGTCGTACTGGGAGTAATGGGATTTCAGGTGGTTGTACACCGCCCGCCGCTCCCCATCGGGGATATCGACCCCGCCGCGCCCACCGAGGAGCGCACCCATCGCCGCCGCCACACCGCGCCAGATGGCCGGGCCCACGCCTTCCGACTGCGCTCTATGGTGGGGGAGCTTCAAGTCGCCGAAGGCTTCGGGGGGCGAGACGCGCGCCCAGGTGTAGTGGGCGGATATGCGGCGCCTCTCGGCTGCGCTCAGGTCCTCGAAGGCTTCATCGGTGAAATCGTCCAGGGATGGGGCTTCCCAGGCGTCGCCTTCATCCGCCGTGCCCTGGTCGCGATAGGGCTGGGCGGTCTTCGCTTTGCCGTCGTCGTTGTCCGTTTCCGGCTCTTCCCCCAAGCTATCGAGCACTTCCTGGAGCGATGTAACCGCGCCGCGGATGCGCTTCTCGTTGGCCGCCGAGAGCACCCGGCCGCGCTTGATGGCAGCCCTCCCGGGCGAGAGAGCGTCTTCCTCCTCGTCCATCATTCCTTGCATGGCTTCCATGTGCTCCTGCATTTCCCCCATAGCATCGTCCATCCCGTCCAGGTGCTCGCGCATCTGGTCCATGTCGGGCGCCTTGGCCTGGCTCTCGACGCCGCGCTCGAATGTCTGGTAAGCCAGGCGCAGCGCGGATTGGTTTGCGGGCACGGGAACGATCGAAAATTCCAATAGCTCCCACAGGGTGTATTCCTTCGGCCCCCAGTACCAGGCGCCCTCATCATCATCGTCATCGCCGCTTTCCTGGCCCTCCGGCGGGCGCTTCTTCCACTTGAGCGGCCGGAAGCCGATGGAGGTGGCATTCAGGAACTTGCCCGCCCATAGCCGCCGCACCGTGTCGGCCTCCCCGCTCGCGCCCCACTCGGGGAACTGGAAAGTGGCTCTCAGGCCGCGCCCAGGCTGGATTTCGACCGATAGCGATTTCGCCACGGGAGTACCCATATAGTTGTGGGCATACAGAACGATGGGATTCTTGAGATAATTCTCCAGCTTCGCCCCGGTGGCGCGCACGATATCGCCGTCCCGGTCTACGTCCTCGGTCGAGATCATCGCCTCGTAAATCCCGGCGTCCTCATCGAGCGCCTTCGATGCCGTTGAAAATATCTTGATGACGGGGTCCATATTACTCCTCCGAAACTAATCTTCTGCTACAACTGCCACATCCACGCACAAGCAATTAACAATATTCTCCGGCCGCCCTTCCGGATCGCCCGGATAACGCAGGCTTTCGCCGCCCACGGTGAACCGCTCGCCCAGCTTCACAACCTGCCCGTGCGCCGCGGCGTGCTCGTCGCGGGTGCGGTCAGGGAGGAGCGCCGAAATCCACATGTGCTCGTCCACCACGCCCGACTGTGACCAGGCCTCGTTACTGCCGAAGTTGGCCGCGCCGGTCATGGTGGTCCGGGCAATCCGCTCCGTTTGCCAGTCCGACTTGCGATCCCCGAAATAGGCCGAGAGCCTTTCCTGCATGGCCGGGATGCCCAGGCCCTCCGCCTCGGCCTCCTGGAACAAGTCGATAAGCTCATTCCAGGTCGTATCGTTGACTTTGGTCGAGACCGTCTCCAGCATCAGCTCGATCCCGTCCCGCACCGCCGGGGCATCGATGTCGAACTCCCCGCCGCCCAGGTCGCCCAATTCCGCCTCGCCGATGCCGGCGATAGCGTCTTCGACGGACTTGCGCAGGGCCTCGATAAATTTCTTGGCTTCAGTATCGCGGTCGAATAATTCTTCCACCGGTGGAAGGTCCTTGACGGCCGTGCCGTTGGTCTTGAACTGGCCCCGCCCGAAGACGCGCGAATTCCTAAGCTTCCGCGCCACGTCGCTCTGCTGGCGCTGGAATTCGCGCTTTAAAGCACGCTGCATGTCGGCGACGTAATCATTCGCGCGCGCCTGCTTGGCCTGCCACATGAGCTCGTGGGCCCTCGAGCCGTATTCGGGGAAGACCGTCTTTTTTCGCGCCTTTCGCGCACTTTCGCGTCCTTCGCGGTCAGCGGCCGGCTGCGGTCGAGAGCGGCCCACGGGAATAAGCCCAAACGGCAGATGGCCCACGTTGCCGCTGGGGTAGTCGGGCAGATCCAGTCCCAGGAATTCGGACGCAACCTGCCCCGGCACGCCCTGGTTGACCAGGAGATTCCACTGCTCTAATTTCGCCGAGCGGTCCTCCTGGAGCTGCGGCACCTCGGACAGGTCGGTCTCGATCTGCTCGTCGGCCTGGAGCACACCGGCATTGCGGAAGAAGCGGGTCAATACGTCATCGCGGAAGCGCACCAGGGGTATGATAGTGAGCGTCCACAGCACCCGATCGGCGGTATTGAAATTCTCATAGGTATCCTTCCCATAACCCATGATCTCGTCGGGCACCCCGAAGACACCGCCCACCTCGTCCCGGCTCCATTCCCGCTGGGCCAGCCATTCCAGGTCCTTGGGCGCATAGCTAAATGTTTTGATGTCGGTGATGCCGTGCTCCAGGATGATTGGGCGGTGCACGTTGTCGCCGCCGTGCTCGATGTCGAGCTCGAGCGCCATCTCCTTTTTCTCGGTCTTGGTGATGCCCTCCGGGGCAATGACGGCGAAATCGGGCCGCGCCTGGTTTTTGAAGAAGAGCCGGCTCCAGGCCTGCGCCATCTGGTCGATCAAGATCCCGTTGCGGATGGCCGAGATGGGCGCCAGCCCGCGCCAGGGGTTGAGCGGGTTGTAGAATTTGAAATGCACCATCTGATCCGGCTCGAGGCGGTACGGCTCGCCCTCGCCGTCGTCGATGCGGTAATACGCTACCCGGCGGTAGCGCCTGCCCAAAGCCCCAGCATGTACGGTGATGTGCTGCGGCTGGCGCGGCCAGAGCTCGAGCACTTTACTTCCCGCCCGCCCCTTGACCACCTCCAGGCCCCACTCGCCGCCGAGCATCTGGTCGGTGACCCATTCTTTCCACAAACCGACCGCGCCCTGGTCCGGGTTGGGGGATTGCAAGCGCATGGTCAGCTCGTGATCGTCGAGCGGTTTCACATCCTTGCCGGCCCCACGCGTGACGCGCACGTACAGGGGCGAGAGATTGTCGGCCAGGATGCGGATGGCCTTGTTGACCCAGCCGTTGACGGCGTAATAACGAGCTGTGGAAGTAAAGCCGGACAGATCGGCGGCCTGCTCGTCGGATGATACTCTAATGAGCGGGATGCGGTAGCGCAGGTCCGGATGCAGATCATAGAGATCCTTCTGCGCCGACTCGATACGCGCCGGCAGGCGGGATTGTCTCGCCCGCTCGAAGATCCTATCGAATACGCTCGTCGGCGTGGTCATGGGTTATTCCCCAAGTGAAACCCTTCCA